TTAAGCTATTTGATAGCGCATTTTTTCGAACGGCTTTTGTGTTTTATGGATGTAGTAGGCGATTTTGGCGAGTTTGCGCATCAAAGCAACAATGACGATCATTTTAGGCTTTTGAGATAAGTTTTGAACTAACTTAGGAAAGGCTTTAATTCGATAGGCTACAAGCGCGGGCATAAACAAGGCGCGTTTAAGCCGGCGGTGACCGTAGCGGCTTAATCTGCCTTTTTTATTTACGCTGGTTCCTGATTGTTCAATTCGCGGACTTAATCCGGCGAATGATACGAATTGGTTTGCCGTCTTAAATTGTTTGTCTGTGAGATGATGGAGCAGGATTGCAGCAGTATCTTTGCCTATACCGGGAATTGTTTGCAGATTTTTGTAATGCATATTCAGGCTATCTTGTTGCTGAATCATGAGGTCTATTCGCTTGGCCGTTTGGTCTATCTGTTTGGCCAAGAGCAATATGATTGCTTCGTGTGTGGCACGAATAAATGCATCTTTTGCGGCGTGCAGTCTATTTTGACTTTCGTTTTGCTGTTGTTTGAGTTGCTGGAGCAGGCTTATCAGTTTATACAGAGTTGGGTTTTCAGACGGCTTGAACGGCGTGAGTTTGTCTAAATGGCGTTTTGTGTATTCTGCTATCAGCCTTGAATCGGCTTTGTCGGTTTTTGTGTGGCTGAACTGGCTTTTTGAGTATTCTTTAATTTTCAGAGGATTTATAACGAAGACTTGATAAATTTCACTGAAATAGTCAGCAGCTTCTTCGTAATAAATGCCGGTTGCTTCCATGCTGATACTGATTTTGCGGATACGTTTGGATCGTATCCAGTCATTTAGTTTTTCGAAACCTTCGCAGGCATTGGCTATTTTAATATAGTCTATTTGGCCGCTGTTTCTAAGCAAAGTCACGTCTATGGTGTCTTTGGAAATATCGAATCCTATTACATTCATTGCATTTTCCTTATGATTCAGCCTGTTTGCACGGCTATGATGGTATTCAATCTTTAGGATAAATGGGCGATTCGGCATTTCTTTTGTGCAGCTTTTTGCTTTGGCCGTTTTACTGCCTAAACCGCCCAGGCTTTTGTTTTGCGATTAAACAAAAACCTGTAAACCGCCTTAATTAAAACGATTTACAGGTTTCAATTTAATTTACCCAATATCAAAAAGGCGGGAGTTCCCGCACCCCGTTGATATTTATTTAACCGTTGATTCCGCTTAGGCTACATCAACAATTAAATAAATATCTCTTAACTGCCGACCTTTGCACCGTTTTGGAATCCTGTTTTTTCGCCTGCTTCAACATAGCCGTCATACATCAGGTTTTGAGGGCTTTTCCCGCCCATCGTAAGCACTTGTCCATTTTCAGGTGCGTAGGCTGTCTGCGGTGCTGTTTGTGGCTGTTGTACAGTGTGCTGTTCATCCTTATAAGGATTGAAAGGAAGGCCGTTTTTCACGTAATCCTTGCACATGGATTTAGTAACTTCTTTCAGCGGCGTGCCTTGGGCGCTGTAACAAGTACAGCCACTATTACCACCTTCAACGCAACCGGCGATGTATTCAAAGGTTTTAACTTGTCTTACATTGTCATAAATTGGTTTACTTTCAGGTTTTTCGGCTAGAGTAGGTACAAAATCTTCAGGCTTAAGATTTGGGTTTATATCTTGTGGAATTTTAGGTTGATCAGTTTCATTGATTGCCTGTGGTTCACTTGCAGACGAATCAGAAACAGATTGAACTACTTCAGATTGGCCGCTACCTTGTTTATAAATCTGATAGACGTTGAAACCTTTCCAAGCCATAAAGGCAAAAATAGCTACTAAAGCCCAAACAGCAAGCGGAATATTCTTTTTAAACTTCTGATGCTGGCTGGATGATTTGTAATATTTAAACGCTTCTTTTGGCGGCTTCCAGCTTGAAGATTCAACGCCTGTAACACCGGCGGGATTATCAAGGCTCGTTACGCACTTATACCAAGAATACTGTTTCATACCCACGGCTTTGCGCTCAAGGTGCGTATGTTTTGAAACAAGATTGCGTACAAATACGTCAAGCTGACTAGGGTGTTGGGTCATCAAGATAACCGTATGGCCGTGGTGACGAAGTTCGGTTAATTCTTGAATATAGGGCGGAACAGGACGACCGGCAGCACGAACAGGATAGGTATAGTGCGCCTCATCGACAATCAATACTGCACCAGTAGGCAAAATATCCCTTAAAGGCGCAGACATAATTTCTTCTTCCGTGAGTTCGTGTGCGTTGAATTTGCGTTTATCCAAACCGTCAATATGGCAGAAATAAAGCGGACGATCTACTTCCGTACCGTCTTCAAGCTTCATTTTAAATAAGCCGTCTTCGTTATTCAGAATCATGGACACGACACGCGAGGTTTTGCCTGTGCCCATATTCCCAGTAAACAAATAAATCATAACGCTACCTTGGCATAATAAAAGTTAATTTATTTAATGTATTCATTCCAATATAAAAACTGAATGCGCCGAATAAATAACCGAGACCTTGGCCAAAACCACCGATTAAAAGTAAATTAAGAATATCAGACGGCATGGAATTGATTGCATTTAGGGTGTAATCTTTAAATTTATTTAGCGCAATAATATAGCCTGCATATGTTACAAACGTCATGCCAGTAGCAATAATTATTCTGACAATTAGCATTTTGAGCAAAATTGCCAATAAAGGTATAAGACCTGCAAGTAATGGCATAAGTACCTCTTATTTCCTTAAAGACCCGAAAACAATAAACGCGGACATGATGATGAATCCGAGAAGAACGGCAAAACGGACTTTTTCCATGAAAACGCAGAGCGGTTCATAGCTGATCTGTACCGGCTTTCCCCAAATGTTGAAACTTTTTGGCTGAGGACAAACGCCATTTGGCGGTAGGAAATCGTCTGACGACCATGTCCTATCATCGGTAGTTTGAGGAATACTTATAGCGTCAAACATTCCCTCTTCAGGCTTGCCCATTTTGTCACAGGCTAAAATGTCTGGAAAAAAATCACAAAGTAAGCCTTTTGATTCTTCTTTCTTGTCATCTTTTTTGTCTTCTTTTTTATCTTCTTTCCTTTTATCAGATGGATCATCATCTGGACGTTTATCAGGCTTATCATCGGAATCGGGTTTATCATCCGGCTTTTTATCAGGCTTTCCATCGGGATTACCGTCAGGTTTTCCGTCAGGATTACCGTCAGGTTTTCCGTCAGGATTACCGTCAGGTTTTCCGTCAGGATTACCGTCAGGTTTGGATTTAGGTGCTTCTGGACTACCCGGATCAAGATCAGGACGTTGAGTAGTTGCAACATTTGCCGTTGTATTGCCGTTTGAATCTTGACCGAAAGTAATGGTAATTTGCACCGGTTTGCCGTTTTCAGGAGTGACAGGGCCAATGGTTACGACTGTTCCGGCAGGGACTGATACTTTTTCTTTATATTCTGGTTTGCCTGTGCCTTCTACAAAGGGGGTAGGTCTGCCGTCAATAGATGGAGTAGCGATTTCAAGGAATTTTTCTTCTGTCAAAGTTTCACTGTGTAGTCCATTTTTTGCACCATACCAAAAACGCGTACCAGTACTAATTTGACATGAAACACCTGAACCACCATAAAAACAAAATTGGAAATATGCTCCTTTGTACCTGTCTTCTATAATTAATTTAGATGATGATTGGAAATCTTTTTCAACCATCATAGTCACTAATTGTTCGGCTTCTTGTCTACTTTTGCCACCTTTGTTTAAAGCATTAATAATTGAAGAATCAATACCTACACACGAATTAACAGCACGATCTTTTAAACATAAAGCGTCTGGATAACCTTTTATAAATTCGTTTTGTTCTTGACTGTATTTATAGCCTGCCGATTCTAAAGACGGATTAACAGCTTGATAGGCTTCGTAAGCAAAATAAGCAGCTGTACCCCAACCGCTCAAACGTGTTCCTAATGCCGCGCCTCTTTTTATCAGATTAAATGCGCCTGAAAGTACGGCTTTTCGGGATACTCTAGCTTCTAACGTTACGGGGACAGTTGAGGCAGATCTAAAGCCTGTTGATACATCTCTTACATGTAAACTTTTATCAAATCTAGCTTGATATTCCTGCTCAATACCTCCTCCTATTACTTTCCATGCTCTAAAGCCATTTTCATTAAATTCCTTAGTTAACGGATAACTTAGCTTCCCGTTTCTAACCTGTAAATCTGTAGCATAAGAATTAAAGCTGAATACAAACAGAAAAATTATTATTAAACCCCGTAACATTTATTTCGCCATTTCCTATACTGAAAACTGAATCATCTTTAAACAGAATTTCAAAACATGATTTCTCAAAATCAATTCTATTATAAAAATTCATACACTTATTCATAGAGAATTTTTTTAAATGTTCAGTTTCTTTTAAAAATAAATAAAAAACATAAGATAAAGGTTTATCTAAATAGAATTTAGATAACTCATCCAATTCAAATTCAGAGATATAGAAAAAATCTTTTTCATTTTTGAAAAGCATAATACTAACTTTCTTGATGGTTGCCGAAAGTTAGATTTTGACATTACCCGAATAGGGTATCAATCCTTAAATAAAATCGCCCCTATCAAAACAGGTACCGCCAGCCCCAAGTAAAAATAGTAATCCATCATCTAAGAACCCTTTTTAAAATGGATACGAAATACACAGAGGCCATCACCCCAAACAAGAGCCATCCTGTATCCAAACCGCTTTTTAAGTTGTCACTTGGATCGCATTTAGGTAAATCGGCTTTAATCGTCTGTCCGTTCAGTTTCCATACTGTGCCGTTGTATTCAGGTTTGATGATTTTGCCGTCTTGGGTTATTTGAGGTACTACCAAGCTGAAATAGACGTTTTCAGCTTGGCTTTGCTCAAGACATTTATTCCCGACTTGGTAGTACATCTTAATTACCTATTAGCGCAACAAGCGTTTCACAATGGCAATAACGAACAGGGCAGCAAATACGCCGACTACCAACCAGCCTGCTTCAAGGCCGTCGGCTTTCGCTGCATCAATACCTGATTTTGCGGCTTCAGGCAAAGCAGCATAGGCAGATGTGGCCATAGCCAAGGGAGCAGCGGCAACAACGGCCAGTTTTGCGCCGTATTTACGGCAAGAGTTCATCAATTTCATGATGTTTTTCCTTATAAAAGTGTTTGGCGGAAATAATGATGTTTTTTCCAGCGACCGCCGAACGCTGAAAATCAGTCTTTCAAAAATCCGAATACGACAAATTCATATTGATTGCCGATTTCTTCCAAACCTGCGTTAACAGCTTCTTCAAAATCAAAGAAATAATCTGCATTCGTGATTAATTTTGTATGTCCAATATCGCCCGTATCAGGGGAGAGATACAGAAAGTCCCCTGTTGATACGGACTGAACAACATAGACTTTCTGCATTCAATCAGCCTTTCTTAACGGGTTGAAAACCGATGACTTTCAGTTTTTGCGTTTTACCTGTAGTAACGATTTCTACGTTCAGGTTTGCTTCGATCGGGAATTGGGCGTTTCGGAACTGCTCGAAATTGGCAGAACCGCCGAAATCGTATTCAGTGGTAGAGCTGCCCAATGCGTTGCCTTGAGAGCTGTCTAAGGGCGTGGCTACAATCAGTCGGCAATAGTCGAAGTTCTTGCCTTCGATTTGTCCGTTGAATTTTTTAACGCCGACGATGTGGCCTTGAAGTTGAATGTTCATTTTTTGGTTTCCTTTTGTGATTAAACGACTTTGTGGGCAGACGATTTAAGCCCATGAAATCGGTAGTCTTGAAAATTTGTCGTAGATGAAGTTGTTATAGCTTTCTTCATCATTGACTTGTTTTTGCTGCTCAAGCTGCTTTTCCAAACTTACGTAATATTCGTACATGTCGTAAGGGTCTTTATACGGTTTGAATGCTGGCTGATTATGAATGGCTTGTGCTTTCAAAAACGCGCAGTCATAGGCTTCGGGAGCTAAAGACTTGGGCAGCTTGTGATGATTCGGCTCAATCAGTTCAAACAGTTTGGCTTTGTCCAGTTCAGGGAAAATGAATTTCAGACCGTTTGCAGCGCGTCCGAACTGCTTTTTCACCCATTCAAGATAACGGTCGGCTGAAATGACCTTATCTTCCTTAACCGCGTGTATGCGCGTTGCCTTTTGGGCGAAGCGTTCGCAAATCGGATATGCACCGCCGAAATATTCGCCTGGATTCTGTAAAACTTCGAAAGGGATAACGATGTCTTTTGCTTTGAATTCAATTTCAAAGCGCGTCCATATACTTGTTTTATCGCCCAACTGCTTGCCTTTTTCATAGACGCGGACGTATTTGGACGATTCACGGGAGCCGATACCGTAGGTCTTGCCTTTTGTCATTTTGGATTCATCGTCTTCTTCCCAGTCAGATCCCAAACATTCGCCTTTGGGTTTGACGTGATGGCAGGTAAACAGACCTTTATTGCGGTCTTCACGGGCTTCGTTCGGGCTGTATTCGCCGTTGAAAAAGTCTTTGGCTACGTCAACGCGGGTAATTTTTGGGCGGATTGCATTGGTCAGGAATGCGAAAAGTCGGGATTCCCAGCCTTCTTTTGCTACGCCGCAACCGGTGCCGGTCAGTTCGAAAAGGATGGTATTTTGCTGGCCGCCAAAATGGACGCGACCGTACAGGGCGTCTTCTGAACCCATCAACCAGCAACGCTCATAAAAACGACCGCCCGAGCCTTTGGACTCTTTGTAAATGCCGAAACCAAAAACTTCTTCAGAAAGCATGGATGCAGCACGGATGAAATCTTCATCTTCCAACAGGCTTACACGGACACCGTATTTGTCGAAAAAGGTTTTTTCATGAAATGAAAAGCTGATTTGGTCAATAAAAGCGGAATCGGATACACCGCGACGAAGCGGAACACCTAACAGATTGCCTTTACCATCTAAGATATAAGTTTCGTAACATTCAAAGGCTTCTTGAAATGCACCGGCGTCTTCGATTTCTGTACCCCCCCTGTTAGATGAGGGGGGCGCCATCGGCGCGCGTGAATCCGCCTTTGGCGTGTCGCTTGCGCTGCCACCGCCAAAGGCGGCTATACGCGCTTTTGTGATCAGTTCCTTTTTCATTGGAGATGCTCCTTATTCATGATTCCACTTACATATAAACGGCCATATTCGTTAGCGGCGTTTTGTGCATGAAAAAGGTGATCTGGAGAAGAAATAGGGAAATTGATGGTTTTAAGACATTGTGTGCGGTTTTCATCATCTTTGAAGATGCGCACAATAAAAGATTTTGGGAATGTTGGAGGTTCTGGATTTACTGTGTAGAAGACGATGCACAT